ATTGTGTATCTGACCTCAGTGCACACGTTGTGCAGATTTCAATTGGCCCGTCTGGACTGCATTTGTTCATATCCGTAAATATAGCGGGTTTATGAAAATAATCTGATACACCCTCTGCAGGGTTAAAAAGTGGCTCCGGGGTATCAGCCGGCTTATCAGAGTGAGGATTAGCGGTGTCTGTTACAGGGAAAATAGCGGGCATGAGAGAGTGAGGTTAATCAGGGAAAGGGAGAGGTGAAACGGCTGACACGGTACCGGAAGCTGAAAATGCAGTGCTGAAAGCTATCAACTGACTCGCCGCCGCGACCGATGAGGCAAACCGGACCCGCACGCCGCTGCCGGATGCGGTTGATATCAGTATTGCAGCTGATGCCGGGAGCGCACGTCTGGCTGAGTGGAACTAACATTGCCGCGGGTTTTTTATTATCCATCAATCAAAGCTACTGCAGACAGACATAAACCCATCCGGCAACTCATTACTATTGTGATTAACGGTTTTTACCCAAAGTTCGATACTGAAGGTAAACAAGCTATCGATTGTAAACCGGGATAGAGTGCTGGCAGACTGGGGGAAGGATTGGGTTCACAATTTATCCTGACCCAATTTATCGCTAAAAAGTATTCACTCGTATCGTTATCGTTGAGGATGTTAAGCGGTTAGTCAGAGTTGGTTCTTCGCTATCGTTGAAGGTTCTCATAGTGCAAGGATAGACTGAAGGGGCTTAAGTCTCATCAAGGCGGATGCAAAGTAGATTTCTGATAGACTATGCAACGTGTTTTCGAATGAATCTGGATATGGTCTATTTCCTTTTAGAGTGGCCACTGGAATCCTATTTGATTTATATCAAGAGACATTGATTAATATGTGAAAGGATGCAAAATGAACTCTGCAAAATCATTTCTTCTAAAATTCGGTAAGTTCATTGGTATACAAACTGCAAATATTTTTGAAGCCATCTCAACAGGGATTTGCTCATTTTCCGCATTTTTCTCTTTGTTCTTGCTTGATGGCTGGCTGTGGAAAATTGTTGGTTTCTTCGGGTTCTTTTTGCTTGCCTACTTTGTTGCTTACCTGATGGATAAGCTAAAAGGAGAAGCATGATTGGCATAAGGTGTAATCCGTAATTTAACCTATCAAACAATAAGGCCGTGACACTGATCGTGGTCTTCTTTGGATCGTCGTGATCGTTAAAGATAGCAATAACACTATAATCCTGACCATCAAATCCAGGCTGATGCATATCATTAGCGAGATGTTTATTAACGAATTATGCATGGGTGGTGGAGATCGCAGCCGCTGCCGGGATTAATAACTGCTTCGGTTAAAAGCATGGCTTACGTAATAGAAAAAGTATGTATAGGCCATACAGACGTTAAATACAAAAGTATCGGGAACTGCTCATCGGTTAAACGCAGTCGTCTGACGGCCAGCGAGGTTCCGGCATCTGCCAGCGTAATATTGGCTTTCGCCTGAATATAGGGAAGGGTCTGCTGCTGACGATTGACGGATTGATCGTGGCTGATGATATCAAAATCCTCTGACTGGTTGATGGCCGGGATGTCAGACAGCTTGTTCATACCGGCTGTGACCTGGAACGTCTTCAGCAAAATGCCAGCCTGCCAGACTTTAGCGATACCTGCTTGTGATAACAGTAGATCCAGCGAAACGCCAGCGCTTCCGCCATTCAGCAACCCACTTTCTGGCATGATTTGTGCGCCCAGCAGGTTGATGCCAGAGAAAAGTAAATCGCCCGCGGTGATCTCATCTATCTGTACCACTGAAGCCCTGCCGGGGATCGAGTGCTGCCCATAGCTGTAGAGTCGGGTCAGCTGATGCTGTTCATCCTGGCTGGAGTAACTCTGCCTGCTGCGAAAAATCCAGCTGCTGAAGTTAGCACCGATCTCTGAGGTCAGCGCCTGGGAGCTGTGGCTCTGCCCGGCGGGCGTCGGCCATCATAGTTAACGATCAGGGCATTACCCCCGCTGGAATAGTGCGGATCATTTAACAGATCGCTGGCCGGAACTTTGAACAAAAGGCTGTTCCGATCGACCTGTTGCTCCACCAGAATCGGACTTTCTGCCACCACTTGCGGACAGGCAGCGTGATCCACGCGACTAAAGCGTTCAGGATTGACGCCCAGCGTTTGCAACAGTTCTGCTGACCAGCACGGATTGCCAGCCTGATCGAAGGTCAGAATGTGTACACCTTTGCTCTGGCCATTAACAACAATATTGACGGGCTGTTCGCCAGGAAGAAAATGCGCACCGGCATCAAGCAGTTATGCGTCACTGGCGTCATAGCCGAGCGCTTTCAGCATCACCTGGTCGTAACCGTTTGCCGCCAGCACACTGGCTGTAATGATTAACAGGCTGAGTAATAGAAACCGATTCATGGCTTGCGGCAAACGGACTTATAACTGCGTACCGTACGGCGTAATTAATATTCCATAACGGGTAACGGGATGCAGGCGAACAGACTTCACGTTGTCCGCTGAAGCCGCAGGCAACGCCACGCTAAATTTTTCGCTGGGAAGAATGTCAGTTTTTTAGCTCAACCGACTCCTTACCGGGCAGCAGATCGATCTGTTTGGTCAGCCTGACAATATAAGGCGTCGGATTTTCAACGCTCAGCGATGAACCTGTACGACAGAAAGTCAGGCCGGCCCCGGGCGTGGTGTTTAATGGCAGATCGGTGGTTGAAAGAATCATCGGAATATTCTGACCAATCATAATACGTGCGCGATTCTTCCTGCCATCGCGCTGGCGGTAGAAAGGAAATTAATTCGCTGCATTCTTTGCTTATCAAGCTTCACGCTATCTTTTAATACCACACGAATCTGCTGTTTTTTTTCGTCGTCCACGCGTACATAATCAATTATTAGTAGTACGGGTGAGAGACAATTAAATAATCATCATGATTTGGTATTGATTGTTATATTTATGTGTTTTTCTGAACGTTTCGATGGGAGGTTGAAACAGGCTAAGCGAAAGGTGATCTGGCGGTGGCTTAAGGACTGATAAGGAAATCAGGGTATTCAGGAAAGGTGTTAGTCGGGGAAGCAGGTGTCATGGATTAAAAAATCCGCAATCAATAACGCATTGCGGATTTTTAGAGTTTTCATTGTAAATTGCTTACAATGAAGTTAACGGTGTGTTGTTTCGCTGGTCAGTCATTATGCTTCAATGCAGGCTGTTAAATATGAATGTCTTTAATCAGCGCTGAACACTTACTAACATCAATGATGATTGACGAATAACAGGCACGATGCAGTTTATGCCACTGTTACGGTGCCGCTGGTGCTGTAATTAGCGCGGAAATCGGCAGCATAAGCGGATACAGCGTCTTTTCCCCACAGAGCTCCCATGACACCGCAAACTACCGGGCCAATGATGCCGCCAAGAATAGCGCCAACACCCTGAGCGATAATACCAAATACTGCACTACGGCTTGCGCTTCCGCCGACGGTAACACCTGTTGCCAGACCTTCACCAATGCCCCAGATAAAAACCCTCAAACGCGTCATTAAAAGATGTTACAAATGCACCACCACTTACTGTTTCGATTTCTGATACCTGTAACTCACGCATATATTAATTCCTTTTTATTGGATGTTTAAGTTAATTTAAAACGCTTACTGTTGTTATTACAACGTAACGTACACCTTAAAGGGTATGGGCCCGTCACGCTGAAATTTTGCTACACCGCCGAGCGGCAAATAACACTATCCATGATAATCTCAGATGTCTCAATAGTAATGATTCTATTTTTCGGAATAATTAATTTTACAATGGAGGTGTTATTAAGAACCACCGTTAACCAGATGTCACAGTATTGAATTCGCAACGCTGTCGTCACTGAATAAAATCATTAGTTATTCAGGATTGAATAGTCATTTTTATTTTAATGTAAAATTTATTTTTAATATTTTGTTTGATGTTGCTGGAAGTCTATAAGGCCTGTGTCACTGAACGATGAATAACAAAACTAATTAACCTGCATTCTATTTTATTGTTATCTATAATGATTCTTCAAAAAGGTGCCAGAAGGCAGGTCCGTTTTTTAACGCAGAGAGGGTTAATGATGTTGCCCGGATAGCAGAAAAAATTATCAAGCCAGAATTTTTTAGCGCCCGGGGAGAATAGAGGCGTGATGGTTACCGTTTTCAACGGAAGATAAAATTTCAGAACAGGAAAGATTGGGTTGCATCACAGGAGAAAGTTTTTAAGGCAGAATAAAACGACGCGCCCTGATATGCAACTCGATAGTTTCGATAAATAGCAGAGCGAGGCACATTATAGTTTTCGGCACTTACCAGCCTGGCCCTGAAAACTGATATATGAGGTCACATTCTCAAATGCTGTAGAGAGGGGATTAACTGAGGGCAGGAGAGCAAATATTTGAAGTATTCAGACATGGGTTTCAGAGGGGCATCGGACTGCACTGTTTCTCCAGTCCCAGAGTCGTTATTGCGCACTGTAAATCTGCATCCAGGCTATTCCCTCGCGTTTCCTGGAAAACAAAAAGGACTTACGCTGTTAACGTAAGTCCTGAAAATTTTTGGTGGCCCCTGCTGGGTTTGAACCAGCGACCAAGCGATTATGAGAAGGTTGATATAATTCGAATAATCATGTATTTATGATTATTAACAGTGACTTAGACTGACATTGTTTGCCAGTGCTTGCCAGTCTTAGCCATTTGAATCGCCATTCTATCGCCACTTTCACATGACTGGATCACATGGTGGAAACTTGCTTATGCTTACTGTGCGGACCTGAGTGAACGCGTTCAACGAATTTTCGAAGCTCATCAAAATCTTCACTTTCAAGAGAATGATCTGTTAGAACAGAAGATACGAACTTAGGTCCATGTCCCGTTATTTTTTTATTGAACATTTCAACTTCACCTACTGGTACAATATAAATCCCAACGTCTTCTAGTTTTTCTATTAAATTGCAATATTCATTGTAAGCATCACCAGGAGGTAAACCGGCTTTACCTGTAAGTTTTAACATGCTCCATGACTGCCCTTGCTTTAAAGTAGAGGTTATAGCGCTCCTGTTTAAGATATCAGGTTCTGATTCATTTAGGATTTCATGTATAGCATCCTTTATCTCTTTATTACTTTTTGGTTTAACTCCTTTTCTTACAAATGCATCCACTCTTCTCCATATTTTTATTATTTCTTCTACATCTCCGCCAAAAGCGTAAACGGTAGTTTTTATTAATTCCTCGCTTGAGAGGAAATCAAAGTCAAATATAGCTTTTACTGGAACTCCTATCTTATTCAGCACTGAAGCTATTCCTGAAATTCCTGCTTTTCCTCCACTAGGGATATATGATGTATCTAACCAGTTTTCATCTCTTTTAGTTTTTACCCATTCTGCGGTATAGTTGTAAAGTCTGCAGTCGCTATGATCTTCACATATTATAACTTGCTCATGAAATATTCCATCTAATGCATTTGAAAATCTTAAGTTAGGTTTGTTCCATAACTCCTTAACGGCATCTGCATCAGCCTCAAAAATAGTATTTATATCATTTTCTCTTTGAATCCTTAAAATTCTTATGTTGCCTTTAGTTCCTTCAAGAAAACCTCTCAATATGTCACTACTATGAGTTGCTATAAATAATTGCCCTTTAACTTCGGATGATAAAGTTTCACCAAGCAGTTTCATCTGGGGAGGATGTAGAAATGCTTCAGGCTCGTCAATCAATGTTACGTCGAATTCTTGAACAATAGATTCGAATAGTATTCCTGCGTAACTCTTTACTCCATCTCCTTGCTTTTCGAGCAGTGGGTATTGCACGACTTTTTCAACATATTCATTACTATTACTATCAACAAATCTATCAAATATGGGTTTTTCACCTACATGTATCGGAATGAATCTCCCACCTCGATAATTTAGCACCAGATCTTTTCCAAAGGCTTTTTTGAAAAGGCTACTAATTTTGGCTAAAAGATCAGGGTTATCGTAAAGTGAGTGTTGAGGTTTTTTAATCTCTGTTTCAGAATGTACATGTTCTATTTGATTGCATATATTAAGCCTTTCGTTTGCAGTGATGTTATTTAAGAAAATCATATGTATATTTGTTAATTTATTTTGATCAACCCATGATCTTAACCAGCTTTGATGTGCTTTCATTCTTCCAAAAGAGTAATAGCTATCTTTATCTATCTTTGCATTTTCATTAAGGAACTTCATAAAACTTTCAAAATCACCTGTCTTCTTAATCTTCAATTCTTTGATGACAGAGCCGCTATTAATAGCATCTGTGGATACTATCTCTATAATTTCCCTAAGAGTTTGTGATTTACCGCTATTGTTTGGTCCAACTATAATTACTTTATCATTTTTATTTAGATTTACTGTTTGCCCACCAGAGAAGATAATTTTTTCTACTGATACTTCAATATTTTTTTTCATAAGATTAAATCCTTTTTGTTTAATGGGTTAAATTTTAAGGCATCTTCTAAATGATCTGGTGAGAAATGAGCGTAACGCATGGTCATTTTTATTTCTGTATGACCTAGGATCCTCTGAAGTACAAGGATATTGCCGCCATTCATCATAAAATGGCTAGCGAAAGTGTGGCGTAGTACGTGTGTAAGTTGTCCTGCCGGCAATTCGATACCTGTTCGCTCCAGTGCTGACCGGAATGCTCCATAACAATCATTAAATAACCGACCATTTTTATCATCAGTTATAGATTCGTAAAGCTCTTTGCTGATGGGAACGGTACGGTTTTTTCTACCTTTCGTATTAGTGTATGTGATTTTGTATTTTGCGATATGACTTCTTCTCAGGCTCTCAGCCTCAGACCACCGTGCGCCAGTGGCGAGACAGATCCTTACCACTATTTCTAAATCAGGGTGCTCATGCCGTTTACACTCTCCGAGCAGTTGTGATATCTGGTCGTGAGTAAGCCAGGCCATCTCCATTTCTTCGGTGCGGAAAGGGCGCATATTTTTCAGCGGATTTTCAACTTTCCACTCCCCTAAGCGATTTAGCTCATTGAAGACCGCGCGAAAGTAAGCCAGCTCAAGATTAAGTGTGCGAGGCGATACTTCTTTAACCCTGTTTGAGCGGGCATATTCACCCTTTAACCTTTTTTCCCTATAGCGGGAAAACATCTGCGCATCGAAGTCGCATGCGAGTGGTTCGCCCATACACTCAAAAGCATGGTGCATAGCTAACTGGCGTTTTAAGCCATCTTTCAGGGTAATGCCATGAGCACCATACCATGAATCAACCAATTCCTTTAAGGTGCGCCTGTCTTCCTTTTCTTCCTGCCAGGGAGTTTTAACGACGTATTGCTCAAACGCCAGTGCCTCACCTTTAGAAGCGAATTTCTTCCTGATGCGTTTGCCTTTTGCACCGTTTGGGTAGAGCTCACAAATCCAGCCGCCAGCAGGATTTTTACGCACAGCCATTAATTAACCTCGTTGTAAACACCTATCGCACGGCCAATCAGTTTTATTTCATCAACCCCACACTCAAAAGGTACTTTACCGCCTGCAACATGCAACCTTTTGCCAGGGAGAACTGTTAATTCACGGAGGCTGATTGCGCTTTCAATATCAACTAACCAAAGACCGTCCGACATAGAGGACTCCTGTTCAATGACATATGTACTGTTATCACTTTTCACACAACTGCCATTTTTTGGCTGTTTGGTAAAAAACTGACGATCAAACAAGAGAGTTCCAATATTGCTCAATTCACCTTCACTTAATTCGAATAAGGGAAGCTCTGTTGACGCTGGGTTCTCATGAGCTGAGATATTTTTTTCACCTTTACCAGTCATTAGCCATTTGAGGTTTACGCCAGTTTCAAGCGCGCAATGGACAGCAAAGTCATACGACATGTTGCCCCGTGTATAGCGATTCTGTAAGGAACTGGCGGCAATTTTGAAGTGATTAGCGAGCTGGATTTTCTGAGTAAATCCATAAACCTCACAGATTCTGTTTAGTAACTCTTCGTTATTAAAATTGGCATCTAACATTAAAATTGGTATTCCTTTGTTGCAAGATACTAAAATTAATATTAGTATCATCATTAACGGTGGCAGTGCGTGGCAAAAGTCGGCAAAAACTATGCGCTCAATGTCTTAATGTTATCAATTTAGGGATCATGCTATATGGCTTCTGAAATCGCAATCATCAAAGTTCCTGCACCGATTGTTACGGCTGAGCAGTTTGCTGAGCTGGAAGGTGTTTCCCGCCGTACTGTTTATCGCTGGACTACTGGTGATAATCCGCAGCTGCCTATCGAACCCCGCACAATCCGCAAAGGCTGTAAGAAAGCGGGTGGACCAATTCGCATCTATTACGCTCGCTGGAAAGAGGAGCAATTGCGTAAGGCGTTCGGACATTCCCGTTTTCAGCTCATTATTGGCGGATAATTCACATTAAGTGAATAGGGAGGTTCGCACATGTTTGATTTTAAGACTTCCACCCATAACCAATATGACGACGCCTGCCGCAAGTTTGCGCTGACGCACAGCATGGCTGAGCTGGCGCAGCGGGCAGGTATGAAAGCACAGACCCTGCGCAACAAGCTCAACCCGGATCAGGTTCATCAGCTGACTGTTCCAGAATTGCTGTTACTCACTGATCTGACTGAAGACGCAACGTTGATAGATGGCGCGCTTGCTCAACTGCACTGCCTACCATGCGTACCGGTTAACGAGCTGGCAAAAGAAAAGTTTCCGTCCTATGTGCTGAAGGCTACTGCTGAAGTTGGAAGCATGGCCGCCAGTGCCGCAAACCCGGAGCGGATAACTGCAACATGCCGCCGCAATATTCTGGAAGCCGCAAATACCGGCATTCGCTGCATGATGCTGGCCGCACTGGCCGTACAGACCCGCGTTCACTCTAACCCGACTTTAGCCTCAACCGTTGACGCTATCAGCGGGCTGGGTGCTTCTATTGGCATCAATTGAGGGCGCTAGATGATTTCATTTGCAGCACAACTCAAGCGCCAGAGTCCGTCAATGTCATACGGCAATGGCTGGATTATGGGGGAGAACGGCAGGCGCTGGCATCCAGTATTAAGCCAGCAGGTACAGGCAAAAGAGCAAAGAGGTAAATCATGGCTATCGAGGGCGATTCAATGCTGGTCGAGCTTACTGCCGGTCAAAGGGTCACGGCGCTGAATCACGTTGCATTAATTCGAGCACAACTGATGGGCGGTAATTGTGAAAAAGATATGGCTCGCTTTTTCTCTGAAATGCACGATGTGACAGACAGTAATTACCAGAACAATAAGCGCGCTCTGAGCGCAATTCTTTTCCTGGCTAACATCGGTAAAGACAGGCACGACGCTGAATTTAGTGAACTGACTATTAATGAACGAAAGGCGCTTATTTGTGCAATGAATCATTTAAAAGCAGTCGTGAGTTTATTTCCAAAGCGAATGACCCTTTCTAACTAAATAACCCGATGCAAATAAATGGCGCTAACCCGCCGGGCATTCTTTTGCCCAAATTCAGGAGAAAGACAAATGCGAAATATACAGACCCGTAATTTTAAAGCTGATGACGATGCGCTTAGCGCCATGCTGAGTAAGGCCAAAACTGAGCAGCGTTCTGATGATGCGCTGTCGGTTTCTATCCGCCTGGCTGCACTGGCAATCCATGCCCGCCAAAAAGAAATGTCTGCAGTAGAAATTATCGAATTGCTGGACAAAGAGGCCGAGCGCTTTGAGAACCAGGCACAGGAGCTGCACTAATGGCTGACTCAATCGACATGGCGCAGGCCCGCGCCGATGAGCTGCTGGCACGTAATATCGCCAGCGTGGTTAACCGTCCGGTCAGCGTAGCGGCTTCATTCTGTGAAGACTGCGATGCGCCAATCCCGGAACAGCGCCGCCGCGCCGTGTGTGGCGTAACTCGCTGTGTCAGCTGTCAGGACGTGGCCGAAATGCGCACCAAAGTATCAAAAGGCGGTGCTGCATGAACACTATTCTGAAGTGGGCGGGCAACAAGTCCCGTGTAATGCCGGAACTGCTGGCGCACCTGCCTGAAGGTGATCGCCTGGTCGAACCCTTCGCCGGTTCCTGCGCAGTAATGATGAACACCGATTACCCTGCCTATCTGGTTGCGGATATAAACCCTGACCTCATTAATCTCTATCGCCAGATAAAAGAGCACACCCGCCCGTTTATCGTTGTGGCGGTTAGCCTCTTTAATCAGAACACAACCGGCGAAAGTTATTACGCTGTGCGTGAAGCATTTAATCACAACCCTGCACTGCCTCTTCTTGAGCGCGCCGCTTATTTCCTGTACCTGAACCGCAATGGATATCGCGGTCTTTGCCGTTACAACAAGCGCGGCGAATTTAATATTCCGTTTGGTAATTACTCGGAGCCATATTTCCCTCTGCGTGAGATTGAGGCATTTGCAGAGAAAGCCCAGCACGCGACGTTTATCTGTGCCGACTTCCGGGAAACGCTGCGCCTCGCTAAATCCGGGGATGTTGTGTATTGCGATCCGCCCTATGACGGTACATTCGCGGAATATCACTCTGCAGGTTTTGGCAAAGATGAGCATCACGATCTGGTCAGCATGTTGCTCGACGTCTCGGAACGCTGCCCTGTTGTGGTCTCAAACAGCGACACCCTTTACACCCGCAGCATCCTGCGCGCTTTCGACATCACCAGAATCAGCGTAGCCCGCTCGGTTGGCGTAGCTGCAGGTGAAGGAAAGCGCGCATCAGAAATCATTGCGGTACGTCAGCCTAAATCCGCCGTCATTTTTACTGGCTTCGATATGGCAGCTGGGCCGGACTGCTCTGTAAAAGTAGAGGTGCAGCCATGATCGATACGCGTTGCTTCGCCCCCGGTGTTATGAATCTTGTTACCGTGTCTGGAGGTAAAGACAGCCTTGCTCAGTGGCTGCTGGCTATCGAATCCGGAGTGACATTCGAGGCGGCTTTTGCCGACACCGGACATGAACATCCCGAAACCGTTAAATATCTGGAATACCTTGAAAGCAAACTCGGTCCGTTGCGCCGCGTCAGGGCTGACTTCTCACAGCGTATAGCTGACAAGAGAACGTTCGTAAAAGATAAGTGGCCAGTTACCCTGGTCAGAGATTTAGGATTCACAGAGGAAGAGGCGACCCTGATAGTGCGTCGCGCTCTGAATGCCCTAAAACCTACCGGCATTCCTTTTCTTGATATGTGCATCTGGAAAGGCACATTTCCTTCCACCCAGCGCAAGTTCTGCTCTTTCGAGCTTAAACAGATCCCTATGCAGGAGCAGGTTGTAGACAAGCTGATTGCAGAAGGTAAGCGCGTCATCACGTGGCAGGGAGTTCGCGCTCAGGAATCCGCAAAACGTGCAGAGCTTCCTGAGTGGGAAGCAGGGTTTGATCTCGGGCCGGGCCTGTCGATTTACAGGCCGATCCTTCAATGGACGCATGATGACGTTTTTGCGCTGGCCAGGCGTCACGGTATCAAGCCAAACCCTCTTTATCAGCAGGGGTGCAGCCGTGTCGGTTGCATGCCATGCGTTAACGTAAACAAAGCTGAACTGGGGGAAATCTTTACCCGCTGGCCTGAAGAAATCAGCCGCGTGGCTGAATGGGAACGGATTGTTGCCAGGTGCTCACGCCGTGGAAACGCAGCATTTTTCCATTCAGGAATGGATCCCGTTAAAGCAGAAACAAACGGCAGCAAAGTATCCCTCGCCTCACACGGCATTGAAACCTATCGCGACTGGGCGCTGACAACGCGCGGCGGACGTCAGTTTGACATGCTTGCAGCTATGGATAACAAGTCCGTCTGCAGCAGCGTCTATCTGGGGGTTTGCGAGTGATTCAGGAATACGCTTACCTGTGGAATGCTCCACGGGAAGCCATCGCCAGCCCATACCCTACCTATGAGGAAATGCACAGCCGCAGTCAGATGATTGCGGCTTTAGTGCGTGCGCAAGAGTTACTTGAAAAGCAGCCGACACTTATCCAGCTCGACATTAAACGCCGCGTCAGTGAGCTGGAAAAAACACAGGGTATTAATCGTGCCAATGCGTACTTAACGAAA